CAACCCCGACAGTGGATAATACGATTGCGTTTTGTCTGTTCCTGTTAGTACGGTTTCCAAGCTGGCAAATACTATCACCGGGCAAAGGGATAGTGCTGCCCGGATCACAATCACCTTTACTCAAATCAATGTAATCCTGCCCGATACCGACTACCAACCGCCAGTAATACTGGTTGCTGATATTTTCATAGACTCCTTCCAATACATTCATGTCACGGCATTGGGCCTGATCGCCTTCCGCAAATAAGTTCAGGACGGCTTTACTTCCGTCGTCTGCTTTCATAAAGCAACGGTAGAAGGTCGGATATTCCTCTACACGGATACACGTCATACCGGCAGGAGACAGTATCTGTTGCCCGCCAACATGCGTAGTATGCCGGATTTCCAGACTGTCAAAAACGGCTTTCAGACGGATATACATTTCATCCGCCTCTATGTAGGACTTGCCAGTTTTCGGATCTACCTTAAAACATCCACCGGTACCTAAAATACCAGAAAGAAAGTCACCTAATTCAATACCTTCTTGAGCTTTTATAAGGCCTTCAGAAATGAGACCTTTCAAAAATGTTATAAGGCCGGCGGCTGTGTCGTTATCCACCTTGCTAAGCTTTTCTCCCAGTCCTTTTTCTAATACGTTCAGAACATTTTGAATTCTCGCATCTACTTCTTCGATCGTACGTAGCGAGGAAAATATGTTATCATCTGTATATTCTGCTAAATCCTCTTTTTTTATAATTCGAGAGCGAATTTCAAAGAGTGCACGTAGCGATGAAAAAACATTTTTATCGGTCAATGATCGCATATCATCAACCTTCAGCACATCAATGTTGTTTCCTCCACTTCCTCCAGATACTACCGTGCTACCTCCTCCGCTACCGGAACGTACAACTGTTGCGCCAGCCGGATAATTCTTCGACCGGGGATTAGATGGAATTGCTTTTGACTTTATTAATATCTGGTCACTCATACTTCTATCATTATACATTCAAACCGATTCATCTTATAGTCGATTGTGCCTCCAGCATTGATAAATCTCTTATTAACCATATAATTGTCAGACAAACGAGTTATAGGCGTTAAATCAGGTGTCTCTTTTATTACTTGTGTTAACTTTATCTGGGGGGCACTATACCGCTTAATTATTCTTCTTATTAGATGCTCCTCTGGGCGGATGGTTGTTCCTTCAATCACGGAGTATAAGTTATCAGTCAGATAGTTATCCCCTATAATAACTTTACTATAACAAGCTCCATCATTATTATGAGAAGTAATCTTAAATTCTATTTCCTCCAATTCATTGATATAATTTTCATTTGCTACATTTTCATAAATACGATCTGTATCATTATTTTTTTCTTCGTCTTGTTCTGGTATCCCGGAAAATAATTGTAGTTTTAAATCACGCATGAAAGTATAATATGGATAACGTTTAATCCGGCCGCCTTCTCCGTAATTATTGGGAAAAGGACGTAATACTGTAAGTTCAATTTTTCCAAAAAGTTTATCTGATGCTTTAATTGGTATTGCATATCCTTTAGAATCTATATTCATGTCATAAGTTACATTGTTTTCAAAATCATTCCACTCATACCATACTTTACTTTTTCCATATCCACCGCATTTAATAATAAAACGAGATTCTTCCTTGGTCCATTTTCCACCTGTCCAGTATTTGTCTCCTATCTTCAATTTGAATTTACAACAATTATCTCCAGCTGTATTATTCCAAGTGCCATCACCTCCCTGCGCTGGGCTGGTGTATAGTGAGTCTGATTGAAAGTATTGTCCAGAAAGCAATAGATAACTTGATCCATCAGATGGAGAGATTATAGTTTCTACCAAATAGTCAGAATTAATCTGTAATACTGGGATATCTTTATTTAGGAATAGTGTCAAGTCAGTCAAAGAACTATAATTCTTGTTGCCTAAGCCCATTCCAATAATTAGCACATCCTCAAAGCTTAACGATGATGGAGTACCGTCTTCCCATTTGTATTTCGCCTGCTTGCTGATTAATGATCCTATATTGTTAATAACGGCATTATCAGCATTATTTCCTAATGATTTCAAATCAATTTCAATCCCTTGCAAAGAATCTTTGTCACTAAATACATTGTTGAACCGAGGGTTTATATAGAATTTTACGAAGAATGAAAAACGATCTCCATCTATTTTCCGATAATATGGACTATTTTTAATCAAAGGACTTAATAAAGAATCTCCAAATAAATCAGGAATAAGCGAATCAACTGGGTAATTGCTGTCTTTTACTGTAACTTTATTATAGCCCGGCAAAATATCTAATGCATGATCGGATCCTGCGAAACCTATACTTTGTACATTAAGCAAGTTCAATCCCTCTGTTCCTATTTTCTCGAATGTTACAGGACCATATTTATAGAATTCCCCGATATGATCTATATCTATGAAGTATAAATCCCCTCTCCAATCAACGCAAGTCCAATTAAGGAATTTGCAAACCTCTTCTAATACTTCTTTCAAATTCATAGCCTTATCATCTTCATCGAAGAAATTCTGTTCACTTACCGTTATACCTTCTAACACATTGCTTTCTGTTGCATAACTTTCTACGTCTTTCGCATATACATGGGGGAAATATACAGCATTGTATTGAGCCGAAGTCGAAGTAATACATTTTTTTATTAGGTCCCAGAAAGACACAAATGTGCGGCTCTCCCCCATTTGTTTATAATCTATAAATTCAAGGGTGGACATAGCACTCATGCACTCCAGTTCAAGATTAAATGTCTTCAAAGTGTAGTCTTGTGTGTAAAGTTCTGGTTTTATGAATCCACACCAAGTAGCTAAGCCATTTACTTTCAATGTCACCCGATACATTTGATAAGCCGTAGAAAACAAACTTTGCAGGTAGTCGCTACCAACCACCCGGATCGTTGCTGTACTAAATCGAGTAGGAGTATAAAGAAATTCTTCATCTTCTATGTCAACCGTAAAAGGAGAATCACCAGCAGGGATTAATGCTTTTGACTTACCTGTATAGTCTTCTTTTTCGATTTCTACCACGCATGAGGCATTGTCCAGTGTGGCAAATGGTACTGTATATATTAATCCGTAACTCATGATATTGGTTTCTTTCCTTGTGACTTCAGTTCATTATTAATCGTAAGAATAAGGTCTTTAGCCCGGACTCTGGTTGTTACTGTTGATGACATATTTCCACTTCCGCCCAATTTACCCGAATTGATCGCTTCAAATAGTCGTGACTGTTGTCCTTGGTTCAAAATCATCTCGCCTGCATTGACGCGGGCTAGTATTTTATCTCCGGACGTGGGACCTCTGGTAATAATACCACCTGTAGCAAATCTAGGAATAGAAGCGAACAATGCGCTCGCAGCAGCTATTGCCGCACCAATAGCAATAATATTTGCCGGGAATGGTAAACTTGCAGCACTAGATCCTGCCGCACTTACTCCCTTTGCTGTATTGGCAGCCACTTCCGTTGTTGCTGTAGTCACAGCTGTAGCGGCCTCTGAAGTATCTGCAGTTTTTTTAATTTCCGAATTTGCAACTTTCACCCCCGTGACGGTAGTATCAACTTCCGCTTCCTTCAACTTCGATGTGGTAGCCAGATCAGTCATTATGGCCTCCTGTTCTTTAGCCCGCGTGAGTTTATTGGTGATTTCGGTCAGGCTCTCAATCATCTTTATGATAGATAAGAAAGCATCTACCACGTTTGTCATAGCGTTCCAGATAGCCATAATTCTTTCCCACCCGGTTGCATCTACGTCATTCATTACATCACGTAGGTTGCTAAATGCGTTGACAATCCGATCTGAACTGCTTGCAATGTCTTTGACGCCAGAATACAGGGATTCATTAAGATCTTTATTGAAATTCTTGATATCTTCCTTGACTTGTGCGAGTTTCAAAGCATCTTCCAATGACGGAACATTGGCCATAGCATTGGCAACCTCATCTGATAATGTTTTTCCAATATTACGGGCTTCTTCTTTATATTTATCCGCTAACTCTTTAGCTTTGTCCAGATTTTCAGAGGCAATCTCTGTTTTTGTTTTTTTGTAATCAAATGTAGTATCACGGGGTTTTATCTTAGTAGAAGATGAAAGTAGTTTTGCATTTAACTGCATAGCGGAGATAAATACATCAGCCTCATCTCCGATACCTTTGATACCGGCAGCGGATTTGGCAGCTTCAATAGAAAGAGACGCTATATTGGTATTCAGCTCCTTTTGAGACATTAAACCTTTGGCCTGCTGTGCACGGGCCTCATCGACCTTTGTGTTATAGTCTTTCTGAACCTTTTCAAATTCAACGAGAGCAGCGTTCTTATCTTGATCTTTGATTGCCTTTTCTGCAGCTTGTTTTCTAGCTTTCAAATATTCACTTTCTAGCACTTCTTTATCACCCGTTCCTTTAGCTTGAGCATACATCTTAATGTTCAATTCACCAAGATTCTTGTTATATTCAGCTTGAGTAATCTTTCCTATTTCTAGTTCGGCTTTTAATTCTTCGAATTGTTTATTGAAAGATTCCTGCTCTTTTTGTAGAGGAGTTTTTTTCTTTTTGCTATCATCGGGATCAGTGATAGGAGTATTTTTTATTTCCTCCTTAGCAACTAAAGCAGCATATGCTTTTGAGTTTTTATCTGCATCAACTAAAATTTTATTAGTATTATTTAAATCTTTAGTTATAAGCTCAAGCTCTTCAAACGGCAATATATCTTTTGAGGTTTTGACAAAAGAATCATAATCATATGATGTCGCGTTTACATCTATGGGGCTCTGGGGATGTCTCTTATTATATTTATCTACGATTTCATGTTTCTGTTTTGTCAGTTCTTTGCGTTCTTGCAATGATTGCGTATATTGATTTGTATAGTAATCCGCTAAAGCTGTATTTCTCATTAATGCTACACGTTGCTGTATAGCTTTATTGATATCACCATTAACTTTTAATGTTTTACTGTCAATAGAGAATGCTGTTCCAAGAAGTGTATTCAGTTGGTTTAGAGCACCGACGCGAGTTTTATATGAGTTATTTGTGTCGTTTATTATATTTCTTAATTGAGTAAGCTTTATAACCTCTGCATAATTTCCAGCACCTGCCTTTTGAGCACCTTTCTGATATTCCTGATATTTTTCATTAACTTCTTTCTGTCTATCTCTCCATGCGCTGATAACTTGAATTACCTGTGTAATGCCAGCGATTATCATCATTGGAGCCAACGATTTTACAGCAGACTTCAAAGCTATGTTAAGTTTTGCGGCACCCGCAACAGCCGAATTATAAAAACGATTTGCTCTGAATCCAGCTTCATCGAATGCTTGTCCCGCTTCCTTGGCCATCTTTTTAGCGGCAACTAATGCCGCCCTTTGCATCTTAGCAAATTCAGCAGTTATATAACCAAATACTTTACCTCCAATATAACCAGAAACAGCAGATACAATCCACATAAGTAAAGTTTTCAAGTTCTTCTGTACATACTGAACAGCTTTTGTAGTTCCATCAACAATCTGTTTGTAAAGGTCCTGTATTCCTGTGCTATTAGTAAAATCTGTAAAAGCGTTTTTCAGGCGATTTACGGATGTTTCCAAGTTGTCAGTATCAACGTTAGGAATCATCTCGTTGAGTACTTCTGCGAACTTAGGAAGCACGTCTTTACTCATTAGCTTACCCTGCTTCATCAGCTTGTCAAGTCCGGCAACAGAGACACCCGCAGCTTTTGCCATCGCCTGTAATGCAACCGGAAGACGTTCTCCCATCTGTAGACGTAATTCCTCGGAACTAATCTTGCCTTTACTCATCATTTGAGAAAGTGCAAGCATAACCCCATTACTATCGTCTGCGCTCATCCCAAAGGCTGTACAAGCGCGGGAAACAGATTCGAATACTTTCCGCTGATCCATCATTGACATACCGGAGATGGATGCAGCAGCCGTAAACTTGGCATAGTTAGCCGTCAAAGCGTTAATCTCTAGTCCATACTTCTTTGCCAAGTCCAGTAAATACCGCTGATTGTCGGCATACTGTGACATACTACCGGACACATTCTTTAGTGCGGTAGTCACTCTATTAGTTTCACGGGCTACTTCAATGAGCCGAGAAACGAAATTACTCAAACCTAAGCCACCGGCCCCCAGAGCTGCAGCAAAAGTAAGAAACTGCATCTGCATTGATTTGAATGCAGCTTTCACTTGATTTGAACCTCTCTTGAAGTTTTCCGTCAAGAGATTGATCGCTATACTAAAGCTTAAACGTCCTGCCATAATATCTTTACTTACAATTATTTATTCCGTTATTCATAAATATTTCAAAGGTTTCTGCATCTTCCGCCAATGCTCTTTCAGCTTCTTTCATATCCTCCATCTCCTCCCAGGGGAATGAATATAGATCCCGGGCACTCGGCAACTTCTTGCCATCAACATGAGGGAGGATATTCAGATAAGTCCAGAGGCGATCACTCTCCATTTGCTCTTTCTTTTTACGCTCATATGCTTCGATATATAAAGGCAGATCACATAATTCCATTTCTTCCAATGCGTAATGCGCGTCTAATCCTGACATGATGAGCGTTGCAATCAATTCGCCAATCATACCAGGAGTGACCTCGTGATCTGCTAGGTCGTCCACTGTTTGCTTTTTCTGGAATTGAGCGAGAATTGTTGTTTCTTTCTCCAAAGCCATGACCATTTCACGGGTTATCTTTTGGTTTGAAAGGGTATGTCGGAATACTTCAAACGTATACATCTTGCCCTCATTGTTGCATACCGTAGTTGTGTACAGTAATGCGTCTATATCATCCTTATCGGAATAGTCCATTAGAGAGAAAGATTTCCTTCGCAGCTGCTCCCAGCGTATGATCGCTTTAATTGTTAATCCTATTTTCATGTAAGGCTAATTAAAAAAGGCGGCCATCATCTGACCGCCTTCGTGCTTGTTTACTTATTATGCTCCTGGAATGGCTTCAACCTTTTGCAAAGCACCAACTCCTTTAAAAGATGCAGAACATGTTGCAATCTGCCCGTTATCGCTCTTTAGTGACAAAGAGGTTAGCATAATCTCACCTTTGTAATTAGGTTTGGTAGTATCAATTGCGAAACTACCACCAACGTTGGTTTTATCAGTGATGGTTGACTCACCGACTACAAACTGGAATGTTTCACCCGTATCTACATGCTTCAGTAGTTCGTCGTAACTGGTTGCCCCTTCTAATCGGGTAAGCAATGATTCACTACTGATAGTGAAACTTTTTTTTCCCGGTAACGATGCAGCCCAATCGCCACACATTTTATTGGAAATATCAATCTCCTCAACTGACACTTCCAGGGAACAACTGGATGCAAACGCTACCGGATTTTCACCAAGGAAAAGGAATAACTGACCTCTTACGAGGTCTTTACTTGAATCATGTTTAACTGCTGCCATACTATTTAAAATTTTAGTTTTACGTTTCATTTTTTACTCTACTGAAAATTGAAGCACCTGAAAGTATTTTCCTTCTGAATAATCCTCCGTAGAGTCTTCCAAGTGTATAGTCATATCCGGGTTAGAAAATTGACCTTCTAAAGCCTCATATATTAGAGAAGCCAACTGTAGGCTGCGATCATAATCATCACTAACAGCATTTACAAATACAGTAGGAATTTGCCGGGCAACGCCCATTTTAGTATATTCTTGTTTGTAACCATCACGCTGATAAATGATGAAATCACCTTCTGTTTTCAATGGAGCAACGACAGGAAATATTTTCTTTCCTATCAGAGAGGTGATCTCTTCTGAATCAAGTAAAATGCTTCTAATCTCGGTTGTAATTGCCAATTTATTCATTAGCTTCTGTTATTTATTCGTTGAACGGCTCTTTGGACACCTTGATAGAGTGCACTCATAGCCCTACCCTCTTCACTCACTTTTGTATCTGACCAAAAACGATTAGCTGGCATAATACCTCGATTCGCACCACTCTTTGTTCTTCTAACTTTTGTTCCGGAGTCCACCAAGTGAGAATGATTACCACCTGGACGATCAAAGCCCGCGAGTGCTCCTAGTTTATTCCGTTTAACTCGGTTTGTAAACGAGTTCATCAAGTGGTTGGTCTGTTTACCGTGGTAAAGAAGACGAGACCGGAGATTAGCTCTACCTTTAACTCTGAAAACATTAACTGCAGATCGAAGACCACTCTTTATAGCCTTGTCCTTTTCGAAGTCCTCTAAATTGTCTACGAGGTACTGAATGTTTTCCCGATCTATTTGTTTAATCTCGATCATGTATCAATTTTTTCAAGAGTTAATAGCAGACTATTATCGTTTATTTGAGGATTAACCATTTTGAGATTATACTCATTGCCATTGTAAGTAACATGGAGATTCTCTTTGATTGCCGGATAATTACGTACCTGAAAAACGAGTGTATGCCCGATAAATTGCTCCATTGCACTAACCCCGTCCCTGTCTGCAATAAGAGACATCTTCTTGCGCACTGCCCGACATTGGAACACTTCTTTATACTCTTTCTTCACTGCCCCTGTAGGACTCTGCGTTTCAACCGGAGATTTGAATACAAGTAATTCGCGTAATAATCCTGCTCTCATTTTGAATAGTCTCTATAAAGATCAACTAAGTATTTTGCCCCTTGAGGAATTTCCTTTAGAGTGGCATTACCCGTATTTTCCCGATTTGCATAATAAGCACCAAGACACAGCAACATCGCCTGAACCAGCGGTGCCGGGATATTCTTACCGCCGTCAATGGTAGCAAGTTCTTCCACTGACACACAAAGCTCTTTCGCTGTTTTTTCTTCAGCTACAGTAATAAGAGTCTCTATATACGGATCTTCATCCGTATATGAGGGCTCTATATTCAAGTGCCTTTTTGCCATATCTAAGGTCACGTATGCCATATTACTTCATGGATGCAATAGTGAACGATTCAGGACGAATCATACCCATATTCCAGTAAGAATTAACCACCAAACGAACCATACCCTTAGTTGCTTGTGTGTACGGATCAACAGTCAAGTCAATAGCCCCCCACTGTCCAAGGAAGTAATCTGCCCAATTACCAAATACAATACCGAATTCATCTTTTGCTTCCTGTAAATCCTTCGGAATATTGTTTGTGCGTAGAGCACGGTATCCATTCAGCATACCAATACCATCATTACCAAAGATGAACCCACCCGCACCGGAAGCATCTTTTACTTTGGTTTTAGCTTTTCCCACTAATGAAGGGTGCATGATATACCCTAAATTTCCGAACAGTGCATTGTTAAGGTCAGCATTGGTTTCCAATTCTACAATTTTAGCCCAATCCATGGCACCATTAACACTTCCGAGAGTTTGGAACATTCCATCAGGTACGTTATCCTCATGTACAGCATTGCTCAATGCTGTTTTCTCCACCTTCTGTGCGATAGCGACAGCTAACAATTGGCGGATCAGACCTTCCACAGAACGATTCTCTTGGATCAGTAATTGCTTGGAGATGTCTACGTAAGCCGTCAAACGATTCGGGCTGTAAAGTTTACCTTTGGAAAATTCTCCCTTACCGTCTTTTGCTTCGTCATTTTCTCCTTCCCAGAAAACTTGTGCAGCACTGTGCTTTGGCCAGTAGATATTTCCAACTAATCCGGTCATCATACGTACGCCAGCTTGGGACAATACGAGATTAGCCTCTAAAGGCAGCAACAATTCCTGTTGTTCTTCGTCAATCACGACACCTGTAGTGGCTTCTATCCCTGCAGTGTAAGCCGCACGTTTCTGATATGTCAGAGGGACAATCAACTCACCGCAATTTTCAGCAGTGGCGGCTACAGAACGGTGTAATTTGGTTGCATCCTCAATAACCGATGCTTCACTGGCACGTTGCTCTGTTTTATTCATCTGCGCCAGGATAGCACGACGGAGCGAAAAACTTTCATTTGCTACCGGCTGATGTCTTTTGCCTTGCTGACGATTCGCGGCTTCGTGTTCTTCGATCTCAATATCAATTTCCGCTCTGCGCTGTTGATTTGTACCAAGTTCCTCGGCTTCTTCCGGTTTGAACTGACGTTTTTCAGTCTTTGCGCCATTAATAATCTCTTTAGAACGAACAATCAGCTGATTTCTTTCGTCCTTTAACTCTGTAATACTTTTTTCTTTTGCCATAAATTTATAAATTTAATGATTTCTCTATGCTTTGGTAATACTCTTCTGGTATTGCCTGTTCGTGCTTACGAAGTTCTTCTTCAGCTTGTTCTTTTCCTCGCAAACACACGGACGTTTTGCTGTATGCCGCATTATACACGGGAGAGGCGTCATATAAATTGCCTATTTTGTGTACTGTGCGTTTCCAGGTTCCGTCACTCTTCTTTTCCCAAGTATCTTTTTCAACATCGAAACAGAAAGAGCTCTGATCTATCTCTCCGCGGCGGAGGTTTTCCAGCAACTCTTCTCCGAGTGCCGTTTTCGGTGCCTCGAATCGGTATTTTAATCCTTTATCATCCACGGATAGCAATAATGATCCTGTTCCTTCTTTACATCTTGCAAGAATACCACGAGCCTGATCGTGATTCAACAACGCAAATACATCGCTTTTTTCAATAACTCCGTCCAGAGCTCCACGCTCTATAACTTCTTCGAATGGAAGTCCGTCGGATGGTGTATTGAATAATAAAGCATAACCCTCTACAGTTCTCTTTTCTTCCGTATCTCCAGTTAGTTGCACCTGGAATGCAGTATTTCTTATTTCTCTTTTTTCGTCCATAACAGTGCTTTTACTTACTAACCAAAAAGTTGTCTGACAAATCTGGATTATTTTGCGGTTCAGCGACTTTTTCTTTAACCGCATTGTCCAGCGTCTGCACATTCACCTGTACAAAAGCTTTGTCTCCATTCTCAATTCTAGGCATATTATTTTCTCTTCGAACCTCGTTGGGTGTGGCTGCCCCCACGGTGGCCAAATCTTTCCAGAATGCCGCCTGTGCGCTCTTATCAGTTCTTAGAATAGCGGAAGTATCGAATTCTGCTATAAATCTTCCTCGTTCAGATGGCAGAAAGACTTTGCGGTTAATTTCTAATTCTATTTTCGTAATGACTGCGAGAGCTGTGTCTGTTAAATATTGAAGTTGAGTAGCTTCTACTGTAGAATAACTGGATTTAGACAAATCGAAAGCTTTGACAGGAGATACAGAGAAGAATCGGCAGAGATCCACAACATTAAATTGTCTGCTTTCGATGAACTGACTATCTTTTGGGCTTATAGAAATGGGTTGGTACTTCATATTCCCTTCCAGCACGGCAATACCATTCGGGTGCCCGGTTATAGGATTCGTACGTTCTTCCCACGTTTGATATATCTGATCCTTTTTCTTCTCATCCAATCGGGTCCCTTCAACTGTCAGTATACCTGCAACACTAGCTCCACTTTTAAAAAATCCCTCCGCATGTTCCTCTGTACTAGTTGCAATCCCTAGGGATTGGCGGGCATGTTCCAGCGTAGACACACCAATAATACCGTCATAAGAGAAATTAAGCACATGTATCATGTCTCTCGGATCTACTAATTCCCGAAAACCGACTACCTGATATCTTTTACGCATAATCCCTAAACGATCAGTGATCCAAGTTATCGTCACCTGGCTGGATGGCAAATAAATGAGTTGTGCTGCATTCATTTTACTATCGCGTTCGATATATGCGTAGCCATTACCGGTTAGCAGTACAGAAGCCATAAGAGTTTTAAAGAAAACATACCGAGTCATATCTTCATTAGGCTCCATATTAAGCATGTAATATGCCGGATGCGGTTTAGCCTCGGCCTTAAATCCATCTGCATCTAAATGATAGGTTTTCAGCGGAAGCACGGCCACACTGTCCGAAATGAGATCCACACAGCGGTATACAGTAGACAACAGCATAGGTTTACTTCTGCTGGTAAACATAGGACGGGAGCCATTAAAACTCCAGGCTGTAACCTGTGATGTTTCCTGTTTACTCGCTTTTCGTATTTCAAATCCTAAAAATTTCATATATGCTTTTTCTACTAACCAAAAAGTTGTCAGACAAATCAATAAAATTCTCCATAACGAGGAGAAACGAGATATATTCCAAGTGCTTCCAGTTTGGCGATCACACCATCTATTTTTTTCTCTTCAAACTGTTTTGACGGTTTTGTATTGCCGTTCCTGTCCCTTGCCATAACGACATTGCGGAAACAATGCCGGTTAATTACATTATTGTCGATAACGGCTTTACCGGAGAGAATCAAACGTTCCATCTCCTTTGTCGGGCGGTTAAAGTTTCCTAAAGCCTGGCTATATGGCTCCATCGGCAACCCCTTTTCTTCAGCATTTATAACGAACTGTGTGGAGTTCCAAGAGTCATATGCTATTTTCTGAATAAAGACTATCTCCCGGATCCGGATAATATCGTTTAAGATATAGTCGTAATCGGTCACATTACCCGGCGTAATAGTGATAAGTCCCTGTCTTCGCCATTCTCCGTATAGATCTTTGAATCTCTTTTCTTGCAACGCAGCTTCCGGCAGGTAATAGAGTGTTTTGAAATAGTACTTATCCGATGTGGGAAACATAAAATTAACACAGGTAAGGTCGCTGGTACTTGACAAGTCAATACCGGCATAGCAATCCATATCCCGGAACTGTTCAAAGTCAAGATTAGCGGAAGCCTGCAAAATATAATGGTCCGGTATCCATACGGTTTCCGAGTCACACCAGATATTGAAATTCTTTGTTTTAATGCCGACTTCTTCTGATGGAGCATTAACTGCTGATTGGACTTGTGTCTGTAGATATTGCGGTTTGACTGTAATTCCCAGATTAGGGTTACTCTTCTGCCACGTTTGCGGATCTTTCCAATCGTCCCCCTCATCAGGAGAAAAGATTCCGGCAAACAGTGCGTCGTTTTCTTTTAGTCCAGACAGCACCTCCGTGCACATTTCCCGGTACTGGTAACACGGTCCTAGCTTATCGAATCCAGCCGTAGTGATAATAACCGCCATCGGATTATCACGCATACCCTGTGAGGACTGGAGTACGTCTTTTAGACCTGTATTCTTTGCAGCGTGATACTCATCAATCAAATACATCGAAGCATTAAAACCGTCTAACTTTGAATCATCTGCGGCAAAGACCTGTAAAAGAGATAACATCTTTTCAAATTTGACCTTATCACGATAGGAAACAAGATCTTTTCCTTTCGGATCAATCCCTTTTGCGAATTGAGAGCAGAACTTGAATGCGATTTTAGCCTGTTCTTTAGAGTTAGCTGCCAGATCCACTTCTGCGTCCATTTCTCCGTCAGCGATTAGATGATACAATGATAATCCGGCTGCAAAAGCCGTTTTCCCATTCTTTCGTGCAATCTCTATGTAGACATACTTCACAAGTCGTTCATCTGTCTCTTTGATATAGAACCCATAGATAGCCGCTATTACAAATTGTTGCCATGGTTGTAAGATGAACGGCTTTCCGGCATGGCGTCCGGTGAAATGTCGAAGAATGGAAAAGAATTCTATAACTTCATCTGCTTTTTCCTCTTTGAATTCGTATCGATCATCCTCCATCATGGAGAAAAAACGTTCAGCAGCAAGCTGAATAAACTTACCGGATACGACTTTCTCGTCTATAACGTCTTGAGCGTATTTATAGTAAGCCTTTGTTTGCATTAACGAGTTTCTTTCTTACCCTTCAAATACGCCTCAAGTGGAGATTCTTCATTATCTCCCGCATTCATGGCTTTGATTTGCCCTTTACTTTTAGCAGTCAACCCATATTCTTTTGCCAGTTCCAGATATTGACTCCAATTCTCTTTGAGTAGATTCGCCTCCGGACGTTTCACCCATTCACCTTTTAGATTCTTCATCGTCATTCCATCCTGCGCCAAGACTTCAACGCATTCCAGATAAGCATCATAAGCTGTGGCCATCCGGTGCAGCTGGGGAATATCGGCTATTTCCAGCTGACCTCTATCATTCAATTGCTTCACAAGGTCAGATATAATCTTTCGGGCTTCTTTATGCTTGATTGTTTCGGGTAATTTAAAGCTGATTTTCTTCTTTTTTTCCATGATTTTGACTCGTTTTATTATAAAACCATACGATTGTCAGACAGAAACGAGATATTTAACAAAACGAAACAGTTTGGCATTTTTCAAAAAGTGCCGTGTGTGTGAATCAGGGTAGGGCGAGGTTTCCGAGCTCCATTTTCTCAAAATTTGACCCCATACCCCCTCCATAGCGCATTTAATGTTAATTTTAACTTAATTTTAAGAATACCACATTGAATTCATAGGGAAATCCCTATTTATTCAATTCATGCACAGATATTGCCCTAAACATTTGCACATATACAAATGATTATGTATCTTTGTAGTGTCAGATAAACAAAGTATTAACCCTTTAAAACAAAGTCATGAAAGAACTGAATGAACTTGAGCGAATTGAGTTCGAAATTGAAAAGGAGAAACAGAATCTAAGAGAGTGGAAACGTAAGGTGCTTATATTGGAAATAGAAAAAGAAGATGATGAAGCCCGTACTGATGCAATACTCGAAAGGATATCAGAACTCCTTGAAAGGAAAGAGAAATTAAAGAAGTAGTAATCGCCCCTCTTCGGAGGGGCATAACTCTAACAACGATATGAGAACATTGGAAGAAGATTTGTTGAAAATGGATAGTTTGCATGGAGATGAACTTGATGCACACTTGTATGAGATGAAGGCTTTGTATACCAAGCCAGAAGAGAAAGAAGCTATTAGAAAACATCTGGATAAAACTCTTGCCACAATAGCTAACAACGTTGAGAGTATTAGTAATCGTCTCACTATACGGGAACAGATGAATGAAATTATAGATTTAATCCCTGTGTCATACATCGCCAAGAACTACTTTGGCAAGAGTCGTGCTTGGCTGTATCAACGCATTAACGGATATAAGGTTAGAGGGCATGTGTATACACTTAATGAGAAAGAACTTGAAATATTTAATCGTGCCTTAAAAGATATTGGAAATAAAATCGGTTCACTTTCAGTTGGTTAATACAACTGTTATCTGACACCGCCTTTGCTTGTGGACCGTGCAAAGGCATTTGGGGGAGTAGCTATGTTCTACTCCCTTTTTTATTGTGCACTGCTTGATGACATTTTTTGCACAGACTCATAAGATTGTCATAGTCATAAGCTAAAAAAACACGTTGCACCGGATCATCCGTACTCATAAATGAAGTTATATGATGGATGTCTTCGGCTAGAGTTGTTTTGTTTTCTTTCAAACAAGTTTCACAGAGTGGATTACACGCAAATTTCCAGGCACGTAACCGACGCCAGCGATCGGAGTTATATATTTTCCGACGTTCAATGTCGTAATAGTTATCACTCTTCTTCTGTTGTTTTTGAGGCTTGTAAATAGTCGGCATAAGGTATTTCTTTTAAAAGTTTATTATCGTTGATGGCCTGATATTCTATCATTCGGAAGCGATAACAGAAATAATCTATCAACTCCTTATCGGTTGATAGACTAGAAGCCTTTTCATCTTGTGAGACAAAAACTACTGTATCTTGAAAAAGATCTTCTTTACTTTTAGAGCAGTATAGTCCTTGACCATGACTGACACACATAGCTCTCAAGCGATCATAATTGTGTGCAATCATGGTCATAACTTTAATGTTAACCTTTCCCCTTCTCGGTTCTCTCATTCTGTATCTTCCAGTTTCCAGATTCATCAATCAATTCTTCAAGACTACGGTTTACCATTCCTCGAATGATAATCGATGTACTAGTATGTGTTATTTTTGAAAGTTCATTCAAAAGCATCACACTACGTTCATCCAACCGAATAGAAATGCGTTTTTTATATTCCATTATTAGTATTTTATAGCCTCATCTTATTAAATCATTTTCTAAAAAACATATCTCCCGAAATGGACCGGGCTGTATCATCACCTGTTAACCGGATGTACCGGAAGAAGTTCTGCTCCGTCCGATGTCCCGTAAGATTCATTATCTCTAGCGTTTTCATCCGGCCGGTGAGATACATATTTGTCGCTGCACTTCTTCGGGCTGTGTGGCTACTGATAAGCTCCCACTTTTCACGGGTAACAGTAATAAGTCTACCACCTTTAGTATAAGAGTAAGTCACCAGATCATTCAAACCGATTTCCTTCATTATAACTTTCAGATACTTGTTGACGTATTGAATACACAACCCTCTTGGGATGAAACCACCATACTTAGCATAGATTTCCTTCACATAATCATGCGCCGGGACCTTGACATCTACATTCGTTTTCTTTGTCCGGATCACTATATAACCGTTTATCAGGTTCTGGCTTGTCAGTCTCGAATAGTCAGAGTAACGCAAGGCAGTAAGGCAACCGAGTATAAACATATCCCTGATTCTTTCCTTTGCTTTCCGCTTATCCTGCCTTTCAAACTTATAGTAATATATCCTAGTAATCTCATTCATTGAAAGGAATACCGCATTTGTAGGCTCACATTTCAAATCAATTTCATCATAGGTAACATCTACTGCATAGTTATATTGCGATGCTCGTCGAACAAGGGACTGAATCTTCTCGATATATCCGACTATCGTGTTATGCCGCAGACCTTGGTCCTCTAAGTAGATAATGAAATCGTCTAAGAATTCTGCTGTTACCGAATTGGTGAATATGTCACAATCAAATTCTTCAGAAAAGCCTTCGATGTGTTTGATTATAGCATCGTAGACTGCGGCATAATGTTCAGACTTGCGCCTAGATCTCTTTTCAAGTACTTCCCGGATGAAGTCAGTGAAGAATATTCCTTCAAGTGGCTTCTCCTGACGGAAGTGATTAATATAGTCCTTTCTCGCATGGCGGGTCGGGACCGGTTGTGATAATTGTAATGCTTTGGCCGTATCATTTTAAAGGGTTATCATTGTCGTCCTTATCTAGGGAAGAATCCCCGCTTATCTCTATTCCATCATCACAGGCTTCGTTCTCACAGAATGTTTCCTTTTGATGAAATTCACACCAGCCATCACCGAATGAATCTTCATTGGTAAATAGCTTACACTCGCTGCATACTTGATCTTTGTTCATCATTTTCTATTATACGATTATTATTTAGGTGAGTTTTTCCATAAAGCAATAGCCTCATTCATTCGTTTTTTCCATTTATCTTTCTTTCCGTATATATCGTATGAGGTGCTTTCATAGGCAATAGGTTCTCCAAATCTGAATTCCTGTGGCTTATGATTTTTATCTCCATAAGTCCTGACTATAAATCCAGCTTCACGATTAAGGAACATCTGTTTATCACGTTCGCAATCATAAATATCATAGATATCACCTCTACGAAACTTGTATCCTTCTATTTCTATTATCTCATTAACATTTGAATCCTCTGACCAAAGCACTGTTCCTGTGTCCGAGTCTATCAGTTCCCAATGAGAATGTTCACCATTATCAGCGAACTTCTCTATTACTTTCGGTTTATTCATTTGTATTCAGGTTAAGAGCCTCATGATGGGTGAACATCTATTTAATTGCCGGATTTCTACCGTCCCATCCGTTATTGGCTCGTTTCTAATTTGTTTTGAGCCTAATTAGGCTACATCGTTAATACTAATTTCTCCTTTCAAAACTCGCTCTACCTGCCTATCAAGTATTTCCTGAAACTCTATCTGGCAGATAAGAGAGCAATCCGGTATAATCTCTTCCACGAGATCGCCCCGCCATGTCGGTAGTTCATCCAAGAAGATACGCCCGTCTTTGTCCTTTAGGCACGTAGCACCAACATCACGCTCAATCTGTGCCATTTGATTGAAGACTTCCGGGAAGTCCTTGCGTATCTTATTCCAGTAGCCCATACCACCCTTTACACATCCGATGCAGTTATTATTATTGTAGCCCATCTTGTACATGGCAGGGATTTCAATACCAGCTTTCCAAAGCATCCCCATTGCATCCGGTTTTGTAATTTGACGTTCAATGAGCGGGAACAAAGATTTTGTGTCTGGGTATTGTTGTTTCAGTCGAATAGCCCGGTTTATCTCTTTCGGGTCATAATCGAATCCCCAAACTTGCCCATCCCAACTTCCCAACTCCTTTTCTAACTTATACCGGACCTGCTTCTTTAGCTCAAATGTACAGGCTGCACCAGTCGGACCATTGATGTATCGTTTCTTAGTTAATACATCTTCTACATTGGCATACTTATCACTACGGATGATATAGATAGGCTGCCGGTACCACTTTTCACAATCTGCAAGGAATCGGACATTATCAGGATGCCCGGAGCCTGTTTCGATATAATAGAGATGCACATCTTCGTACAGGCTCAACGCTATCTTACAAGCGACTGCGGATGTTACACCGCAAGAAAACCATGCTATTATCATTTGATTCCTTTCTGATTTGTTATGATTAAAATGGACTGTTATCGCTAAATACGTGAAAAACAAGTTGGTTTAACTGGTAAGTACCTATATAATCCAATAGATGATTATCAAAATAATGACCGGTTCCGATTGTCATAATCCTGCAATCAATTATATGTTTTTCATTATCATCCACTATTGCCCAAATGCAAGGAACATTATCTTTAATCTGAACAGTTAGTATCTGATACCCAAGCGGCATTTTTATAATTTGCTCATCCTCAACTTTTAAAGGATATTTAAAGATTCTTTTACTCATATCTATTTTTGATTATATCAATTAGTCTACTCTCATTATTAATGTAAATAATTGCATTGGATACCATGTTAGAACTTCTTTATCGTTTCTAATCCAATATCCGTTAACTGACTCATCTCCCCAGTATTCACGCCCTATTGTTATGTCATATGCGCAAGGGGTGTCTATGCATTTAACCTTCACTCGTCTCATTTCTAATTTGTTATATTCCATTCACTTTCCATAATTACGTGTTCACACTTATTGCACCTATGCAAATAAGTTGGAAAAGGGGCTGTTGTATAATCTTCAACTGCTATCTCTATACTGCCACATTCCGGACACTCAATACTTACTTCTTTGATACCGGGATAGTCCCAGAAAGATAGTTTCCCTTTTACATTTTCGATAGGTTCATTGTAGATAATAGGATTAGCTAACACCCAGTTATAAACTTCTTTTTCAGCCCAGATAGAAGAATGATTCTGTACACAATCCACTATTTCAACGCTGCCGATGATTGCGCCAAACTCCCATTGACCGGAAATACTTTTCTCTGAAATCAGAGAGAAAGCTTGTTTCATCTGTTCATCGGTTAAGTTTATCTTAAATTTCTTCCCATGACACACACTTGAATGAATCAATACCCTTTGCCCTAAGTATTTCTTAGGGCACGACCAAGTACGGTTCTCGATGTTTTTAATACCATGGACTATCAAGGATGCCCACGGCTGTTTTATTGTTATTGCTTTCATAATTGTTTTGATTTAAAACTATTAACCGAATATTTTTCCGTAATATTATAATTTATGAAAAATGTGAATTATATTTGCAGCAGATTATCAACATACTACAAGATGAGTTAGTAATTAACTTAACCATAATGATCATGATTGAATCATTTCTTGGCAGCTTTTTAGCAGGCGTATTGCTTCTCTTTATTGAGAAAAAGATTATGAGATTACGTAAATAAGTAAGTAGATGAT